CTAAGGCTTCCGATACTAGAACCCTACACATCTTCAGGGTTGTAGCCCGATACTCCTTGCCACAAATGGTAGCAGTCCATACATTTTTGTATTTCCCAGTGCGAGTCAAAACTCGCTTCTTGGTATATACAGTAAGGGTTGTAGCCCTATCGTAGTAGTGTTCTTGCATTGTCTTTTCTCCTAGTAGATGAATTGCCAATCAATTCACCTAGTAATAATAATCCAAAACACTTGACTTGCAACACTTTCTGCAAAATATTTTTAGACCCTTGCTGGATAAGGCTCTCAGGGCAGACCGCCCAGGTGATAATTGCCTTGCTTGTGATGCAGTGGCCGTAAAAAAGGAAAGCAGAGCTCTGTAGCCCGCATAGAGAAGGGTAAAAGCCCGCCATAGCCGAAGGCGAACAGTGCTGATACGGAAGAAGCAGTAAGAGATATAGGAGAGTATGTATATGCCTGTCCCCAACCATGAGATAGATAGTCTATACTTAGGGGTATTGATATACCTATGGAATACTTAAAGCAGACCCATGAAGAAGCTCACCCGTAAAGAGATCAAGGAAGGATTGAACACAGTCCCGATTGATACGATCATTCTTGGCTCTAGGAGCAAACAAACCCAGCTTACGAAGAAGGAGAAGGAGTTTGCTGAGCAACTGGTGAAGACGGGGAACAAGACTGAGGCCTATCGTAGGGCATATGATACGAAGGGTAAAGCGACTACTGCCCATCGGGATGCCCTCAAGGTGGCCAGTCGTCCCAATGTGAGCACCTACATACAGGCACTGGAAGCACAGAAAGAGGTGGAGGAATATCTTCTACCCACTCGTTTAAGGGCTCTCGCTATCCATAAGCTCTCTAGCATGGCATTAAATGATGACCTAAAGCCCACTGAGCAACTCAGGGCTCTTGAGCTGGTAGGGAAGATGACTGAGGTGGCACTGTTCACTGAGAGACGGGAGCTGGTGCATAGCGTTGACTCTGCCAGTCTGAAGGCCAAGCTCATGGATGCCGTCCAGCTTGCCATCGCTAATTCCAAATCCCTGAGAACTCAGACCAAGAGAACGGCTGAGGATCTGCTCAGAGAGATACAGGATGTAGAAGCCCATGAGATAACAGAGGTAGATGATCAACCCAGCGATCAATCAGAACCATTGCAACTGGAATCCATCTCTGCGGATGGGGATACGGCCAGTGAAACGGCAAAAGTCGACCCCCCACCGACTGCCACCACCCATTTTTTGGCCGAGTCCGTGGCGGGACATTTGCATAGTATTCCACACAATCAATCCAAACAGATAGGGGAGGGGGCATCAAATCCCCAATGGGTAGAAGTAGACACTGACTTACAAATGACCCCCATAGCAAAATTTATACAAAATGACGGGGGGGATATTTCTTGAAAAAAACAATGTTAGCAAGTATTCACATACAAATCGAGGAAACAGGCGAAGTGACCATGCACACCAATGGCGAAGACCTTGCCTTAGAGTTGGCTAATGAGATGGTAAACATGGCAATCAACGGTGGCATAGACGGCTTTATAGGTGAGGAGATTCAATGTTTGCAATAGAAGACTACCCAGATTTAATGAAGGCTGACGGATTAGAAGAAGCCATAGTTGGTGTAATTAACCGTTTGGGCACTCAGGCTTTATGCTATGACCTGAACAAGGTTATTGATATCCTCATGCGGGATATGAGCGAAGAAGAAGCTTGGGAGTATTTTTACTACAACATCGAAGGTTGCTATGTGGGTGAGAACACCCCTGTATATTTGACTTATTTATGACACCCGTACAAAAAGAAATCTATCTGGTAATTGAGGAATGGTGGGCTAGATATGGCTTTGGACCTACTATAGACGATATTATGCACATCACTGGCGATAGGGGGCGGGGTAATGTAGCCCGTAAGATGAGAACCTTAATTGAGCTAGGAATATGTAAGGGTGATACTAAGCGTACTAGATCTATTCGGCCTGCCTACTTGAAGTTGAGAAATATTAATGGATGATCTCTTAGAGATTATTAAGCTGCTTCCAGAAGATGAACAGGCTCCACTGCTGCCGCTGGCTGCGGCTTATCAGGAGTCTTTAACCAGGGAATCAGGGCAAATTGACTTTATGTCATTTGTAAAAACCATGTGGCCAAACTTTATTCATGGCCAACATCACGCATTAATGGCACAAAAATTCGAGGAGATAGCCAGTGGGAAAATCAAGCGACTTATCATTAATATGCCTCCTCGTCATACTAAGTCTGAGTTTGCTTCTTATTTGCTTCCTGCCTGGTTCTTAGGCAAATTCCCACAAAAGAAAATTATCCAATGTTCTAACACGGCTGAATTGGCCGTAGGCTTTGGTCGTAAGGTTCGTAACTTGGTTGACGGAGAAAACTATGCCAAAGTATTCCCTAATGTATCTCTTAGATCGGATAGTAAAGCTGCTGGGCGTTGGAGTACTAATGCTAACGGGGAGTATTTTGCTATTGGTGTTGGCGGTACTGTTACTGGTAAAGGTGCTGATCTGCTCATTATTGATGACCCTCATTCCGAGCAAGAAGCTGCATTGGCAGCAGGGGATCCTAGCGTTTTTGATAAAGTGTACGAATGGTACACTTCAGGTCCTCGCCAGCGTTTGCAGCCTGGAGGATCTATTGTAGTAGTGATGACCCGCTGGTCTAAGCGGGATTTGACGGGCAAAATTTGCCAAGCCATGATAGATCGGGATGGGGACGAATGGGAGATCATTAGCCTTCCAGCCATCAAAAGAAACGAAAAACCCCTCTGGCCTGAGTTTTGGTCATATGACGAACTTTGTAAACTTCGCATAGAATTACCCCTAAGCAAATGGCAAGCCCAGTATCAACAAGACCCTACCAGTGAAGAAGGGGCGATTGTCAAACGAGAATGGTGGAGGGTCTGGGAGGAAGAAAGACCACCAGCTTGTGATTATTTGATCCAATCTTGGGATACGGCTTTTACCAAATCAGAACGGGCTGACTATTCAGCCTGCACAACTTGGGGAGTGTTTTACCTCAATGAAGATAAACAGGATGCTAATATCATTCTATTGGATGCGTTTAAAGAGCGTATGGAGTTCCCAACGCTTAAAGAACGAGCATATGAAATGTATAAGGACTGGCAGCCAGATTCGTTTATTGTCGAAGCTAAAGCTTCAGGTGCACCCCTTATTTTTGAATTGCGCAGGATGGGCATTCCCGTGCAAGAGTTTACACCTACTCGTGGAAACGATAAAATATCTAGGGTTAATAGCGTATCAGACCTTTTTGCTTCTGGCAAAATCTGGGCTCCCAGAAAACGATGGGCTGAAGAGGTCATCGAAGAATTAGCTGCGTTTCCCAATTCAGACCATGATGACTTGGTAGACTCAACCACACAAGCACTACTTCGTTTTAGGCGAGGTGGATTTATCACATTACAATCAGATGAACCAGACGAGCCACAAGAGTTTAGGCGCAAAAAAGGTTATTACTAAGGATCCATATGTCAATTGAAAAAGCAATGTACGCAGCACCAGCGGGTTTACCCGATTTAGATGGTCCAGATGTTGAAATTGAGATTGTCGACCCAGAAGAAGTGGACGTTAAGATTGGGGACATAGAAATCCAAATGGGTGGCGATGACACCGAAGACTTCAATGCCAACTTAGCTGAGTACATTCCTGAATCCGTTTTATTACAAATTGGCAGTCAACTCTTAGAAGATTTCCAAACCGACATTGATTCCCGTAGAGATTGGATCCAGACCTATGTCGATGGTCTAGAGCTTTTGGGATTAAAGATTGAAGAACGCTCTGAGCCTTGGGAAGGGGCTTGTGGGGTTTATCACCCAGTATTAGCTGAAGCGGTAATTAAGTTCCAATCAGAAACGATTATGGAAACTTTCCCAGCTGCTGGCCCAGTGAAGGGCGAAATCATAGGCAAAGAAACCCAAGACAAAAAAGATGCTTGTGAGCGTGTAGTTGATGATATGAACTACCAAT